CGGCGCCGCCGTCGGCGCATAGACGTAGACCAGCGCCGTCACAGGCTGAAGCGGGTAGATGTAATTAGCCACCGCAAGCTGATCGCCGGTCGCAGTAGGCGTCCCGCGCGTCTCGGCTGTCGCTACACCGCTCACACCCTGAGGAAACCCGTTGTGCGCCGATTCTGTCGAATCCAGCATCACGTACAAGACAACCGTTCCGGCGCCGAACCCATTTCCGTTACACCACGCGCGCGTCACACCATTGACGGCGAGCGCCCACTCGACGTAATCGTTCGATGCCCCGCCCTGCGGTGTGCTCTGGTAGGCCAGCAGCATCCGCGACATGAGGCTGTCGTCTTGCTCAATGTCGGCGCCATTCTGAAATGCTGTTGTGACGGTACCGTTCGACTGGATACCCGGAATGGCCGTGCCGAGCGTCATCACCGTGCCGACCGGGCAATTCCCGAATGCGCCAGTCAAGCCGGTTGGATCAGCGTTCGCAACCGCCGAGACAACCACCGTCGTGCCGGATACAACAGCATCTGCAGTGGTCGTATAGCCGACGCCATCTCCACGCACGAGTGGCGTGCCGGCCGGAACATCGGTCCCAGCAACGCCCGTGAAAGTCACCTGGCCGGGCGTCACCGACCCCGCCTGCACAGCAGCTTCACGGAAGACGTTTTTCAGCGCGGCCCAGCCGTCAAGAAATTCGCCCGATGACGTGAACGGCACTGCTTGCCGTGAAATCCAGTCGAGATAGCCGTAGTGCAGATTGGCGAGATTCGCCTGTGCCGTGCCGGTGATCGCGAGATTCGAAAATCGGAGAAGCGGATCAGAGCCCTGAAGTCCGGCCGCAATGTCCTGCGCGACTTGCGTGCGCAGCTGACTGAGTGTGGGGCGTGCGTAAGGCATTTACTGTTGTCCTTTCCATGCCCACTGAAATTGAAACGGAGGCACCGTATCGCCGTTTGGCTTGTGCGCGATGATCTGAATGCCCAGCATCCCAGGCCGAGTCCACTCGACGGTGATGTCGAACTGCGCCACCACGCCGTCATCGATGAGCCACTTCAGCGCCTCGTCCGCATATGCCTTTGCGTCCTTCAGCACTTGGTTCGTTTGCTTCGATCGATCCAGAAGCCAAAAGCGCGAGCCAATCGGATGCGTCTCGCCGAGGTCGCCAATCCAGCCACGCGGGTCCGTCGTGCCGTCGGGAATCACGTCTCCGGACACCGCAACACGATCCGTGAAGAGGCTGATGAGGACTGCTGTTTGCAGATCGTTTCCGGTCTGCAGTTGGGCACCCGATAGAACCCAGTCGCCCCGGCTATTTGCGGGATCCCAGATAGTTGAGGTATCGGACATAGGCGTAAAAAAACCCGCCGAGGCGGGCTTGGTATGGAGCGCTATTGAGGTTGATTGGGCGGGTTCGATGTGACTGTGTTGCTACCTGCCTGCACGTTATGGACGTCGTGTTCGTGAGAGTCGTAAATCACACGATCGGCTGCCATGCTGCGGCCTGTCGTATCGCAGTTGTCCACGATGTCGCCAGTGCATTCGAACCGCGGGGTTACCATGCGCACCTTCGTGGCCGCATTGATCGTCACCGTCGTCGCGCCACTTACCACCACCGGCAGTGACGCGGCGACGATATTCAATCCGGCATTGCTCAGATAGACCTGAATGCCGTTGAGCTGGTAGAGCATCACTTCGCCGGTCGCCAGATTCTTCGGCCGGCTCGGCTGGTGATTCGTGCCGACGCAGATTGCGTTCGATCGGTCGCCCGACACGTGCACCAGCGCCGCGTCTGTCTGCGCCGGCGGGTTCGACGTGTAGCCGTACTCCATCACGCGCGGGATGTTGTCTTTAGGCTCGATCTTGCTATACGAAACCTGCACATACTGAATCGGCCCGGCGTCGTTCGCCACATTGATGCGGCCGCGCCCAATAGCCATCTGAATCCGCCGCGTGATGCGGTCGAACATGGATGCGTCGCTCATGGATTATTGGGTTACGTCAGGTGCGATCGGATTCAGGATCACAGGTTGCTGGTCGAAGGCTTGCGGCGGCATGATGGTCATCGTCGCGTGCGTGCCCTGCATGCTCTTCGTGTAGGTGATGTCTGAGATCACCCACGTTTTGTTCGTCAGCTTCAGGCTCGGGATGTCCAGCGTCACAAGCGTATTCGGCTCATAGAGCGCGCCGGCGGAGTCCCGCCAGCCGTCCGTCGTCAGCCGCACAGCGAATGCGCGACCGTATCGCCGCGCCTTTTCCCACTGCGCACGCTGCGCCGCCACGTCCTGACCACCATAGACGCCCTCGGCGATGATGACCTTAGGACGATTGCGCGGCACGCCAGGATCGGTCTCGATCGCGATCAGGTTGCCGCCGTCGCCGACGTCGCGCCACACATCGAGACCCTGCTGCACCGCGACGTACGTGCTGAACCGGCCATCCATCGCATAGATGCCTTCGGCTTCCTCGACGTTGATGCCTTCCTGAAAGCCACTGGCCGACGATTTGATGCCGATGCCCGAAAGCAACAATGAGCCGTCCGTGTCCTCATAGAGCAGCATCGCGCGGAACCGGCACAGCCGCTCGATCACGTCATACGGCGTCTCGCCCATGATGACGTTCAGTTGCGGGATTACATCGCCCTGGTCAGTCCCGGCCGCGAGCGATACCGTGATGCCCATCTCGGCCGCCATCTGTTTGGCGATGTCGAGCACGTGCATGTTCAGGTACTGGAAGCCAGACTTGTAGACCGAACAATCGACCAGATCCTGACACTTGCCCCGACCCGAGATAACCAGGACATGGTCGTTTTTCTTGATGCGCGGCCGGATGCGGTCCACGTACCCGGAAATCACGATGTCGTTGCCGAGCAGAACTGTGCATGGGTCGCCAGGCTGAATCAGCACGTCGCTCACATTCGGGAAGCGCTCCGTCGCCTCGATCTCGAAGTCACTCGGACAGCGTTCAATTCCGCGACTCACGCGAATCGACTTCCAGCCGAAAATATGCTGAGTCCCAATCACAAGCGTCAGATCATCGCTCATGAGGACAGCACCTTGAACGACGGGGGAAGAAATGCCGGATGCGGCGGATTTGCTTCGCTCGCGAGCTCGTCAGCTCGACTCGGATCGCGGTAAAGCTGCTGCGCCAGAACGGGAGCCGGCAGAGCTGCTTTGAGCGTGACGGTCATCGTCGACGGCAAGCCCGCGCCGCGTGTCGCCAGATCCTGAATGACCGCCGCGCGCAGCGCGCGCAACGCATTGAACGTCGCATCCTCGCCCTGGTCGCCAGCAATCAGAATTTCATCGTCGAGTGCGCCCACCACTAGAGTGCGAATATTGGCTGCATCATCGGCCGATGCCGGCTGATACGTCGACGACGCGCGCGCGAGCGCGACCACCGCCGCACGCCGGAACAGATCCCCGCTGGCCGACTGAATATCGGCCATGGCCGCGCCCACCGAGTAAGTCGGTGTCGGCGCATTCGGCGTGAAGTTGGCCAGGCTGAGAAGCATCCTCACCGCATCAGCCGGATTCGCGGCGAACGCGAAGACAGATGCAGCAAGCGCTTGCGCTGCTGCAGCGAATGCGGTGATTGAGTCCATCAGAGTCCAAGGAAACTTGCTGCGGATGTGAGGGCGTTGCCAGCTTGAATCACGGTGTTACGCGCGCGCGTGCCGTATGCAGTCAACGTCTGGACCGTCGCATTAGCCTGCTGCGCTGTGCCGAGCACCTTCTGCAGGCCTGACAGCGCGGAAAAACCTGCAAAACCAACAGTCCGGCCGCCGGCAAACCGGCCAAACGAGCCCGTCAGACCGGTGACCATGTGAAATATGCTCGTCGCGCCATTCACCAGTCCGATAGCCTTCCCGGCCCACAACGTGGCTGTCGAGACTGCCTGCTGCACGACAGATGCGCCAGCCTTCAGATCGGCCAGCGCGCGCGTCGCGAAATCGGCAGACGCAGCAACATCGGCCGCATCCGCTGCCGCACTGACAGCATCGACGGTCGACGAGACATTGCTGGGGAAGATCCGCAGCCCGCTCTCTATGAACGAGAGGCGAATCTCGAACATGAGACCGTCTTCCTTGCGCTCCGATACCTCGAACGAAAGGAGACTGACATTGAGCCGCCCGAGGGTCGGATGGACCAGTTCCCCCTGATCCTGCGTCTCGCATGCCCCGATCATGGCCTCGCGCTGCGCAATGACGTCGCCGCCACCGTAGACGAGGTCGTTCTCGAGCAGGAAGCCGCGCACGTTGATCCGCCGCGCGGCCCGACCCAGATCCTCTACCCAGACTTCATCCCGGTTCGGGTATTCGTGAATCGCCTGCTTGCGACCAAAGCGGGCATCCGCCGCATTCACGCCGAACGGGATACCCCGCCACGATGCCTGCTGCAAGCTGTCCCAAAAGCTCATGGAAGTGCGCCGTAAGAGGGGTTACCCATCGAATAGTTGATCTTCGTCGGCATGTAGGCGCCATCCGCGCCGCGGGCATCGACCTTCGTGCCCGGCAATGCGTTGTGCACCGTCACGCTAACTTGCGGAGCGGCACCCTGAAGCGCTGCAACCTGGGCATCGTGATCACCACCAGCGACCGGAGCTGCCAACGGCGCAGACCGCTTCAGACCCATCCCCGCCTCGACCTTGGAGATATAGTCCTGCGTCTCCGCGGGTGCACCAGCGAGCCCAGACTTATTCAGGTTGCCTTGGCCCCAGTTGTATGCAGCCAGCGCCTTGTCGAGGTCGCCGCCATTAGCCTTGAGTAGATCGCTATACATGCGTGCGGCTGCAGTCGCAGATGCATCGAGATCGTTCGGATTGGTCAGGCCGTATTGAGCGGCCGTCTTGTCCATAAATCCGAAATGGCCTTTTGCGCCTTTATCCGAAAGCATCTTTACGCCACGCGATGATTCCGTCGCCCAAACGCTATCAAGCAGCCCGCTCGGGAGCTTGTATTGCGATTCGAGGCGGGAAAACAGCGCCGTTGATTGCGCAGTGCGCTGGCCGGCGCCGCCGGTATACCCGTGCGCATTGTTATCGAATCGCGAGACGAAGTGACCGCCGGGCGTAATCGACTTCATGAAATTCAGGAAGCCGTAAACACCGAGTCCGAGCGCGCCGAGGCCCAGGGTCCCGCCAATGATGCCGCCAGCACCTACAGCGCCCGCCGCGGTGGCCCCTGCACCAGTTGCTGCCGCACCGCCGCCGGCAGCAGCAGCTTCGGCTGCGGCAGCCGCAGCGGTACGCGCCGCGCCCAACTGCGCAAGTGCCTTGATCGCCGCCGGAATGGTGATCGCTGTCAGAGAAACAAGGCTCGACGTCAGGCTCAGTAGACCACCGATCGGGCCAGCGAACGTGATCGCCGCGATCGCAATTGCAATGCCCTTCACCCCGCCAATCTGGGTCACCATGTTGCCAATGTCAGATGCAACGCCCTTCCAG